CTAAATACTCAACACTAGTAACACCAGAGGGGCAAGTCCAAGTAGACGTAGCGGTAAAGGTTTGGACGACAATATAACCACCAGCTAAGGGCCAGATGCCCTGCTGTTTAGCTATCAACTGCTCCATGAGCGACCAAACACCTTTGGCCGAGCTTAGTGTTGGTATGTTTGCGGGGCCGATTATCCCGCCATTACCTCTGGGCATGGCAACTCCTAGCTAATATCTTCGTAGCTGCAAACAATCTTCAAATCGCTTGCCGTACCAGCCGTAGCACCTAGTGACGTATTTTCCTCAAGATAAACATAAGCGTCTTTGTCAATCACCACAAGCGTTGCATCCGCTGGTACTGAAACCGTCGAAGCAATCGGTGTTGCTGTACCACCTAAAGCCGCAGCCGAGTAGTAGTTAATTGTGATTTCAGCAGCACTCGTTCCGTCTACATTGGCAACATACAAGGCATTAATCTTTAACACCTTACCGGATGATGCAGCGTTGCTGAGGATTGACGTCGCTGAGGTTGAGCTTAAATCAACCGTCACAGTCTTACCATTTATCGTGGTCGGTGATACTAAATTCGGTGCGGCCATGCTACCCCCAAATCATTGCTGTCATGACTGGGCTAGGACCACCCCCACCGCCTGTTGCAGCAATGGTTGTTGTCCCGTTACCCGCTGTAATTGATATACCCGTTCCAGCCGTCAACCCGTAAACCGAACGCCCAGCAGGATAAGTTACAAAGACGTTCTTAGTTCCGGCACCGAAGTTAACCAAGCTGCCCGAGTTACTCGATGATAGTACCGTCGTCCTACTGAGCGTTGTCCCAGAGGCTGTATACGTCCCTATTCCAACTTCCCAGTTGGAACCGGATTGGTCTGCGATAGTGTAAAAAGTAGTGTTCCCGTCCCCGATGGCGGAAAACGATTGAAACCCAGTTGCAGCACCAGCTAGGGTTATTGTCCCCGTGCCAGTGCTGGTCGTAGTTTCCTGTACACGATCAGCAATTACAAAAGCCACGATTATGTCGTCGCAAGTCTAAGTAAAGCGTTGGTCGTGTTGTTTGTAGGCATCGTCAGTGTAAACGTACCAGCCGTAATCGTCTGTGAACCGAACGTATGAACACTAACAGAAGGACGATTACCAGAACTTCCTTGAGAATTATTAAAAATTAACACTGCATCAAAAGCTGTAGAAAGCGTAACGCTGGTGTACGTAATTGACGCTGTAGGGGTAGTAAACGCCGTACCTGCCGTAGCAGAAACATTGGTTGCCGTTGGAGCATTCCAACCAGATATCGCCACCCCACCCGGTGTGTATCCTGTCCCTGAAACCTCCCCACTCATTGCTACCGAACCAACAGTTCCTGTATAAGCCGTTGTGCTTGCATTAATTGTCGCTGATGCTAGAAACAACGCTGCTTGAAATGAATCTGCCGCAGTAGATCCTCTTGTTACGCCAGTACCAAAGTTATGAGTGCCAGTTAATAACTGCCCCATAAATGAAGTGCACATAGATTGGGTATTAGCCATGATATTTCCTTAAAAAGTTGCTACTTCCGCACCCGCAAATGCGGGCATTTGTTTCAAAGTAACGTGGGCAGAACGATGAACTAGCTCACCCTCATGCCAATACTCTACCCATGTAGTGTATTCGTTATCGTTGTCGATGACACCTTCTTTTTTATCAAGAAGCGCCTCATCCATATTACCTTTAGTTGTAAATACTGTTGCCATCAAGATAACCTTATTAATGCGCCGGTGCTGGTATTAGGAGGAAACTCAACTACAAAAGTAGTTGTAGAGATTTTATCTGAACCAAAATCAAGAACACAAATTGTTGGATTACCAGTTGTTACCCGATAAATCAAAGCACCCCGAGCAGTGATAGCACCACTCCAAGAAGCATTAGAGAAGTCAATATAAGCAATCCCTGTGGAACTATCAATAGCAAGTGAAGGAGTGATAAGCTCCCCGCCCGCCGTGTAGCCCGTAGCCACAACTTCACCAGTCGTCGTATAAGCCGTTGTAGTCTGATCGAGCGTAGCATCGTTAGTGTACAGAGCTATCTTAAACGTCTGGGTAGTTGTCGCTGAAAAGTCAAAATCTCCTTCAAACAATTGCTGCTTGAAGGAGTTACATGTGTAATTACCAGTAAAAGCCATTAGTTCACCGGCAATCTAAGTTGACCGGAGCGATAAGAATCCCTTCGATCCATACCATCACCAAGACGTTTAGCAAGCATGATGGCTTCTTCGTACCGTTTTGTGTACTGAGCAATCACATCTGCCTCGCCCTTCATATAGGTATATCCCTCGATCAAAGTACCGTAAAGAAGTACAGAGTCAAAATTATTACCAAGCCAAGATGTACTAGCTGTAACGATTGACTCGGGGTAAGCGTAGTAATTAAGCTGTATCTGGTACGCTTGATCTGGAGTAGGAGCAAGTATAAAGCTCGTGTCATTAGTGATCGTGCCCCCGGTCGTTGTAGGTCCAAATAAAGCGTAGTACTTAGGAATCCCAGTTGTTGTTGGGTTAGGGTACGCGGCCCTGATGTATTCCACATCTTTATTTAGAAGAAACTCATAACTACCCGTAGAGCTGATAACAATAAAACTATACGACGCCAAAAAATCAGTTGGGCAGTTTAGGTACATAGCCGTCGAAGGAGACACGGCATAACTGCCCGTTACGCCTGCTTGCGTTTTCCTAAATCTTGGAAACTGTACAGAATTATAAATACGCTGTTCAGCTTGTTTGATAAACGTATCAATCTGCTCTTTAGCAGTCAGCGTAGCAGTGCCAGAACCTGTCGAAGACGCGCCAGTAAACGACGGAAAATCGTTTTCTAGATAACCTTGAATCGTCTTAAAAAGGGTAGCGTAGTTCATTAGCCCATCTTCTTAGAAGCACCCGTACCCTTTGTAGCACATCCAGTCCCACGGACTTTCACAGTCTGGGTGTTAGGTATGTTATTAGGGTAACCGTTATTTGTATCTTTGACAGGCACCGGCGTTGGCATTTTATTGTGCATCATTTTGCTCCCATTTTATATTTAAACGAGGGCGATTTTTGATTAGCAATCTTCGCCATATTACGCCCTAACGCCTTCATTTGGGCGTTAGTTTTACCGCCTTTAGCAAGCTTAGTTAGTGGTTGACCTTTGTGTTTAGCTTTCTCATGCTTATGCACGGCTGTGGCTGCGGTTTTCTTATCTTGAGCTAAGTCTTTCTTGTCCATCATAGGCTCCTATGTAACATTTACAGTAACAGTGCCCAGCGTGATGCCCAGCACAAGATTATTTGGTGTTAGTTCTGTATCGTAGGATCTTGCCCCGCCTACAGGTGCCCATCCCCATTGAATAATTCTACTACCACCAGAGGGATCTCCGCTACCTAATTGCGTCGTCGTGGTATTGATTTGTAGCCCATTTAAACCAGCGACACGATATGTCGTATCAGGTCGTGGGTTGCGTACAGCCTGTGGGTCGTCTACAGGATACATACCAAGTTGCAATTGTGGCTGATCAGGCTCCCAACAAGTAGGACAGACTAAGATATTAACGTTCTTAGTCTTGATAACAATTTCACGAAGTTCTTTCAGTTTGTACCGAAAGCCACATCTATCGCACTGCGATATAGCATACTTACCCGATGCAAAGCGATTAGGCATTTCAGTAGAACAACTGTCGTGGTGCGAGACGTAACGGAGCTTTCTCGCGGTCTTCAGATAACGCAAGCATTAACTGCTCTTCATACATCTCTTTCAGCATAGGTACGCGCTGAACTGCTTCGGGTATCTTTAACGATATGTAGTAAGCAAGTCCTGAAACGAGGCAGTTAAGGAGTCTGAACGGGATGTCTTGGATGTTTGTGCCCGTTCCCGCATCCTGCATCCGACGTAATCGCCAGTACACAAAGGTGTAGAAGTTGTCTTGGTCTGGCGCAGGCCAGACGTTGATATTAGGCGGCAGCACACCCGTAGTCTGGTTAGTCCCATTGGGTCCAGGGAGCGGATAGATCTGACCGCTCTGTCTGTTAATCCAAACCTGAATGGGTCTACCTTGTGCATTTTTATTCGGTATCGTGGCGTAAGTATCTACCGAAATACGACTAATGTTAATGTCTGTTTGAGGGATACCAGACTCTGTACGAATTACTTGTTCTATAAGATCAACCGTATCTACAGGCAGTGCGTAAGTTATCGTGCCCGTGGTCATGGCAATCTGACCCTGCTCAATTGTCCACAGGTTAATACCTCGGTTAGCCCACTCAGTAAACATCAGATTCATAGAGCGACGAGCCGTGCGATGTTCATACCCAGTACGAACCTCTAATCCGCACCGCTCAAACGCTTCTTCGATAATCTCGTTTAGATCAAGATTAAAGACTGATGTACCTGAAGTTGTACTCACTTCATTCCTCTAAGAGTCTTAGCAAGCCTAGCTCTTTGACCTAGTTTGCCCGGAGCCTTGGTAGCTCTATCAAGCATCTTCGCGGGAATTGGTTTTTTACCCTTAATACCAAGCTGCTCACGAAGTGCTCCCGGTTTAGAGATAGCTTTTTGAATCCATTTCTCAGCCATTATCTGTACCTCGCGGTTTTAGCAGCAATGCCTTTTGGCTGTTTGACGAACTGCTTTCCCGAGCGTTTTCCAGCGCGTTTAGCTCTTGTTGTCGCAGCGTACTCAGAAGGTGTAAGAGCATTGATTGCCGCCTCTGGGAGATACCGCTCGCCAGTTGCTTTTGGACCCTGTGTGCTAGGTTTGCCACTGCGTGTTCTCCAACGTTGGTCTCCCCAATTTTTTAGACTCTGCTGCGGAGCTTTCAATCTCGGTAACCCCCGCCCCGCTGCTTGTACTTCATGGCAAGCATTTGTGCTTTCCTCCCGGACCACTGCCCTGGCGCACCACCTTTACCACCAGCTTTGATGCTGTTGAACAATGCTTTACGCATCCCCGGCTTGGTGTAGTTACCAGCTTCGTTCACACGGGATTCGCCACCTTTAGAAAACGCCTTAAAATCGGTGTCATCCCGCCGAGCTTTAGTAACCGGCTTGGGCATTTTGGAGGCGCGGATCGCCCCCATCCCGCGAGAGGGCATCAAGATACAGCTCCCCACCTAACTTGATTTACAAGACGGCTTACATGGCTTTGCCTAATACCATACTTACGAGCAAGCTGAGACTGACTAAATTGCGCCGCAAAATAAAGACCTCTTATTTGCCCGACTTGTTCTTTAGTTAATTTACTCATGCCGTTAGCTTCCCCGTGCTTAGATACAGACCTAGTCCTACCTTTTGAAACCCTATCTGCGACATTTTCTTTATTGGTTCCAAGAAACAGATGTTTAGGGTTACAACATTTAGGATTATCACATCTATGAAGGACATGTAAAGGGTTTGATAAAGAATCAATTAAATTGTTTAGCAAGGCAGATACACGATGTGAAGGGCGTGACGCCCCATCAACATACATCCAACCATACCCATTTTTGTTGGTATACGCCTGCCATTCCCAACAAGAATCTGGACTTTGTTTTTGAACTTTACTCCAAAAACGCCTTGCTAAAGACTCTATCATCTCAGCACGCCTTACCGCCGCCAGCCATTCTTACTTGCATAGCACGGGTTTTACCTTTTTTGGCAACACCATCAGCAGATTTATGTCCAGCAGCAAGACCACCACCCGCGTAAGCTTTGGCTTTACCACCTTTCTTCATACCCGCTTCGGCCATTTCATGTTTGATCATGGACTTGGGAGCGCCCTTTTTCTTCATGAAACCGACTTCTTTAGCCATCATTGCTTTTGATTCTTTCATTTCACCACCTTCCTTTGCACCAATAAATTCTTTACCAACGGATTGAGGGACATCAACTTTCTTTGCGAACTTTGGATTGTTCGCTACTGCCTGCATGAACTTCTCTTGCTTTGCGCTAACTGCTGGCATTACTGTTTCCCTTTAGCAAGCGCATCAATCTTTGCTTCAAGCCTTTCAAAGCCTGTATCAAATCGTTCCATAATCTTTTCAAGGTCTTGCCTAACTTCTGCACGAGTAATGTGGTCACGCGCAATCTCTTCTCTCGTTTTGTTAAGTAGTATTTGAATACGCTGTTGTTCTTCATGTGAGTTTTTCAGCATGAACATAACCAGCCCTACTAAGATTGAAGTGATTAGATTCCAAAGAATAATCGGGTCCATTTAACACTTCCAAGCTCTTAAGGATTTATTGATACGACTATTAGGGTCATTAGCAGTTTTAGACGAAGTGAGCTTCTTCTTCATCCCTTCCATCCTGCTACAAAATGACTTCTTACGAGCACCACCTTCTGGCTGCGGAGGTTTGAGTCCGGGTTTCCCCGGATTAGCTGCGTTATACGAAGCTCTGCCTTTGGCATTCAAACCACCTTTTGGGTTTTTGCCTTCCTTGCGCTGCCATGCCGGGGTCTTAGCCATAGAAGACCACCATTGATGCAGTGTTCGTAACAGTGCCATGCAGCCCAGTAGAAGCTAGGATACCTTCGCCGGGAAGCGGAATGATGGTATAGCCTGCTGTTGCGCTTGTGGATGTATTAACCGTCAACAGAATTGGACCCGTAGAGCTGCCATCACGAATAACGACAGACCCCGCAGACGCACCA